CTGCTATGGAAGACACGAGGAATATATTACGACAGAAAAGGAACTACTATCTACTACAAAGTAAGATTTTTACATCCGATTGTTTTTACTATGACAATATTACAACTTTTAGCAATACCCATATTTGCAATGTCCACAGATGAAACAATAAGCAGTTTACTATCTGAAATCAAAGGCGATTTAGTCTGGTGGAGGATGTCTGAATGAACTACAGAAACAAAACTCTGGACAAGTTGAAACCACAAGTCAAACACCCAAAGCAGGAAACGTACAGAAGGCATTACCTGTATAACGTATATCATCATGGGGGGAAGAAGTAATGAAGCCAAAAAACTTGAAGGACATTGAACCATGTGGAACTTGTCAAGTAGAGCATTCAGACCCAAAGAATTGGTGCATTAATTCGGAAATAGAAAGGCTCATAAAGGACAGAATAAAGGAACTGGAGAAGGAAATGAACGACCTATTCATGGATGGAAACATAATTACTATGGGAGAAACGAGACTGTTCCGATTCTTAAAGGCACATGCGGTAATCAAAGAACTAAAAAGACTTTTAGGAGATGGATAGATGACATTGAAAGATTTGGCAGATATGAGAAAAAGTTATCATGCTTACGATGTTTCGACATCCTTAACAACAAGTGAAAGAGCAGTCACAGTGAAAGAAATCAAAGAAGACATCATAAAGACTTGCAGGGAACTTTTGGAAAGGAAAATCATCATTTCAGCGAGACAATGTGGAAAGACAAGCAGAATGTATATGCAAGCAGGAGCGGTAAAAGCCCTCATGGAATGGGCAGGATTAACAGAAAAAGACTTGGAGGAGAAAGGATGACGACAAAGAGCGAATTCGGAAGAGGATTGTGTTATAACTTGGGTTTGTTCTTAGCACATGAAAGAAGCATAGAAGGAGACAAAGAATCATACAACAGAATAGGCAATGAGGATAGAGCATATGTGAGGTGGTTCTACGGTGCGGCAGACCATATAATAGAATTGCAAATACCAGAAAATCTTTCGCCCTACCTCAAAGGAAGGATAAGAAAATTCAGAGATAGGGTGGTTGGACTGAGACTGCCTATGGATGTGGATAAAAACGCAACCAAAGAAGACTACTTTTGGGCTATACTAGAAGCAAGAAATTTGCTTAGGCTGATAGATAAGTTTCATGGTGTTAAAACAATGAAAGGAGAATATCAATGACTGAATTAAGCTGTAATAAGTGCATGACGTTCTACAGCGTCAAAAAAGACCGAAAAGGGAACAGTTCAGACTTACCACTATATTGCCCCTATTGTGGGGATAAAGTGGCTACAATACACGATAATTACTTCAAAAAGAGGTTAGAACCATGAATAAGAGAGAAAGAATGCTGACGATAAAGAAAAACTGGTTCAAATACCACATACCGGGCTGTGGAAATCTTATGAGAGTCAAGAGAAACGCAATATTCATATCAGCCGCTAATTCCAAGGAACATGAGATGAAAAAGTGCGAGATATGCTATGAACTTAAAAAGATTAAACATGAATTTATAACTGAAGCGGAACGAAACAGGAAAAGAAACGAAGCCAGAGTGAAAGTTGATATAGTCGATTTGACAACTGGAGAAGAAATAGAAATCGAGACTACTAAAAGTCGTGCTAAAGGCTTATTGGAAGACGAAAAGCATAGAAATGTGAAGGTGATACAATTATGGCGCAAAGAGCATTCGTAGACATCTGCGACAAGTGCGGAAAGAAGAAAGAAGTCAAAGACGCTTACAAAGACAGGCAGAGAGGCAAATACTGTTCCAGTTGCAGGAAGGAAAACAGAAGGGAGTACATGAGGAAATATATGTTTAAAAGATACTGGTCTGACGAAGGAGCGAGGGAGAGACAGAGAGAGAGGGCCAGAGAAAGATACAGGAGGGTATATGGAAACGGTAAACATCAAGAGGATAGCCAATAGGAAGGAAGGCGGATTCGGCATAGAAGTCTCTGATTTATCAGGGAAGACATTCTGGATAAACAGCTTTATCGGCAAATGTCCGCAGTGTTTAAAAGTGGGTGATACGACATTAGTACCTTTCAAAAAGAAGGAAAAAGACGGAAGGACATTCTACAATTTCGATACAAACCATGAATCAGTAAGCCAATTCTTTACCAAAGAAGAAAAAAATGTACCCAAGACAAACAAACCCAATGTCAAAGTGTCTTATTCACTCACAAGAAAGATAGGCGATGATACACACACATTCAAAGTGGAAGGCGAGACACAGGAAGTCACACAGAAAGTAATTGATGGGGTCAAGAATTGGATGAACACACTAGGCGGTTCGGATGAACATAGCTAAATTCATCCAGAACAGCATAAAGCTGAACGACAAGCCCATAAAGCTCTATAAATATCAGAAGGACTTTCTGAATGACATGAACGACTTCAGGATAGTCGTAAAATCAAGACAGATAGGTCTGACACAAACGATAGCTTGGGAAGCTCTAGCTTATGCGATTTACAATCCCAATGAACTTATAATCATAGTTTCTGCTTCAATGAGAAACGCAACTGACGTTATGAAATACGTCTCAAACGCATTCCATTCACTCCCAAAAGGCATGAAGATGGAAGTCAAAGAGACTAAAGAAGAGATTATATTTGAGAACCGTTCTAGGATAATGAGCCTTCCCAATAACCCAAGAACTGTCAGAGGAAGACCAGCTACGAGGATTTATGTTGACGAATTCGCTATGTTTCAGGACGATGAAACCATGTGGGAGGCTATAATGCCATCAATAACAAGGGGCGGAAAGGCTACTCTGATATCAACACCCAAGGGCAAGAGAGGAAAGTTCTATGAATTCTGGGAAAACGCAGAGAAGAACGGATGGAACAAATATTACATACCTTGGCAACAATGCCCGGACATAAAGAAGAGGATAAAGATAATAAAACAGGGCATGCCGGATGAACTCAGCTTCAGGCAGGAATTCTGCTGTGACTTCATAGACGAAGCAATCTCCTATTTCAGCTATGAATTATTGATGGATTGTGTGGATGACGATTTGGAAAATAATGTAGAGAAAGACAAACTTCCCACATATGCAGGGGTGGACTACGGAAAAGTCACCGATAGTTCAGTCATAACAGTTGTCAAGAAGGAAGATTATGATTTCAGGCTGGTGTTCATAAAGGAATTCAAGCCCCCACTGGCTTACAAAGAAGTAGCCAAGTACATTCTCAGGAATCACAAAGAATGGGGTGTGGACAGAATAGTGGTAGACCAGACTGGTGTCGGTGAAGGTACGATAGAGATGCTGTCCGAGCTGGGTTCGCTCCTTGTAGGAGAAAAGCTCACACAGCCGTTCAAAGAGAAGATAATAGCCAATTTGAAGATGCTCATGGAAGACGGAAAACTTAAAATACCAAGAAATGAGACGTTGCTTTTACAGCTTCACGCATTGCAGAGAGTCGTCAGCGATTCAGGAAACACTTCTTTCAGACATCCGTCCAAAGGAAAAGTCCAGCACGATGATTATGTGTGGGCGCTGGCTTTGGCGGTTTATCAGGGAACACAAGGAGGTACAGGAGGATTGCCTGTTTTCACAGACAGTCCGGTGTTTGGCGTTTCTACCAGAAACGAGCGTCCATCTTTCCCGTTGGGTGATTATTGATATTTATACCCAATGTCATAATACTTAAATATGTCGCTAAGAGAAAGAGTTAGAAATATTTTTTCTGTGGAAGAAGAGAATAAGACAGCGAAACGAATCGGCGGTTTTGAAATAAAGGAAACCAAGAATTTCATAACAGAAATGCTCAAAGAGAACAGCAACGACAAGGGATTGGTGGATTTCAACGACACCAGCGCTGAACTGATAAATGGCAATGGTCTAATCAAAGACGAAGAAAAAAAGTACATAAAGAAAGTGCCATACAATTACAACCTATACATGCTCGCATACAAACAAGTACCCAAAGTGTTCAGGGCGGTCAACACAAGGGCGGAGTTCTCTGTCCAGTCAGGTTACAAGCTAAGAGGGGAAGAAAAAGACATCGAAAAGATAAGAGAGTGGGAAAGGAAGATACACTTCGACAATTCTCTCATACAGCTCACCAAAGAGGAGATTCTTTTCGGTAACGTCTTTGTGAAGCCAGTCGGCGCAGGATTAGACACGAAGCTCAAGTTCCTTCCCGTGACCACGATGAGACTTTTGAGAAAACCAACAGGACAGCTCATGGGTTATATACAGGTGGCCAATAACAATGTCGTAGCCAGATTCGAACCGGACGAGATAATCCATTTCAAGTGGAATTCCATAGAAAGCGAACCATATGGTGTCCCAGAGATTACTCCCAACATCAAGGTGCTGGAAACCAAGATAACAACAGAGAATCTGATAGAACCGCTTATAAAATACCATCTGGAAAACAGGGTGATATTCAAATGCGGTTCGCCCGAAAAACCGTATAGCACGACACAAATAAACAATTTCAAGCAAGCGCTGGAAGACAGGAAAGTAGGCGGAGACATGATGGTTCCGGGCGATGTGTCAGAGAGCGTGATACAGGCAGGAAAGGGTGTCGGGGATTTGATAAATCTCATAAACCACAACGAGTCACAGCTCAACACAGGAATATACTTCCCTCAAGTGCTGATAGATTCTAGCGGAGGAGATGACGCTTCTGCTTCACAGATAAGCGGTCTTGAGAACAACGTCAAGACGATTCAGGATTCTTTGACTAAAAACATAGAAATGGGGTTCTACACACGGGTTCTGGGCAAAGAAGATGTGCCGCAAATCATATGGAATCCGATGAACATAGAGATAGAACTCAGGAGAGCGAGGCTTCTCAGACAGCTAGTCGGAACGAACAACGCACCAAAGATAATAACACAGGACGAAGCAAGAGAGGTACTCGGACTGAAAGAACTACCAGAGGAGGAGAAAGATGAGCCTGTCGAACCTTCTGGGGGACAATTCAATCCCGGACAGAGGGGAAAAGAAAAAGAAGTGCCCAGCATGCGGAAAAACGATTAGAGTACCGCATTATGTGACAGATTTCGTCCACGAGAACTGTTCTACTAAGTGGAAGATATACAAAGGGGACAGGAAAGAGGTCTTTAAGCACGAACTGTTAGCTCAGGGAAAATCCTTCTGGCAGGGCATGCTCACCGAACCTCCAGATAATCCAAAAAGAAATGATACTGCGATAGACAAGGAAGAACTCGGTGATTGCTATTTCGAAATATGAAAGAATATTCGATGAAGAGATAAAACATAACCGTTTCCACTCACAGGGATTGCTTGCATGCGTATATGATTTCAAGGAAAACAAAGGCTATTTTGTTCAGGTTTTGGGTAATATTTTAGAAAGAGACGAAACTGGAACCGTTTACAATTTCTTCTGCAACTAGGCGTTTGATTTATATACCCAATGTGACCTTAAAGTATATTAGGTGTGATTATGCCCACTAGTACAGGCAAGCTGAAGGGATTGTATTATTCCAGACCGATTCTTTGCGAAGAGGCAACTATAGGAGACAGCAAGAAAACATACATCGTTGGCACAGCTATAGATGTTGGTATCAGCAGAAACAATGTAAATTATACAGCAGAAGAGCTTCGTTCAGCCGCAGAAAGCATGATAGGAACGCCATTGCTTCTAAATCATGGAAATAAAGATGTGAGGAATATCGTAGGCCGTGTCGTTGAAGCGGAGTTCAAGGAAAATTCCATTCCTTTCAAGGCGGAGCTTGACACGGATGAGGTTTCAATAGTGAACAAAGTGAAGAAGGGATTCATAAATTCGGTATCAATAGGTGCTGATTATGAAGATGTAGATGTCGATGTAAACGGTGTAAAAACACCTAAAGGTATTGAATTTTTAGAACTGAGTCTTGTTCCCATACCGGGAGTCAAGAATGGTTCCATATCACAAATGATAGAGGAACAATACAATATTGAAAAACAGGAGGTAGAGAAGATGGAGACAGAAAAGGTTCAGAAGGAGCTGGAAGAGGCAAAGAAGACAATAGAACAGCTCAAGGAAGAAAATACAAAACTTTCCAAAGTTAAGGAAGAAGATACACCAGAGCAGGAGGAAGACACAAAGCCAAAAGAAGAAGAGAGCAAGGTGAAAATGCTCGAAGAGCAGATGAAAGAGATGAAAAAGATGCTCGAAGACAACAAGGGTGTCGTAGACAAGCCAGAAGTCGCTGAGAAAAAGCCTGAGATGAAAATAGTCGAAAATAAAAACGGGATTTTCACAGATTTCTGGGGAACAGACGAAGACGGGAAACTTTTGTATTAAGTGATATTAAAAATAGGAGGAGGATACAATGGCACTATATGTAGTAAATTCATTAGACGGTTTCGGTGCATTCACCGCAACAGTCAGCGAGGCAGATGGCATTGATGCAGGACAATTCGTCAAGTGTACGTCTAGCGCAGAGATTTCAGCGACAGGAGCAGTAACAGCAAGTATCCTAGTTAGTGCGGCAGATGCGGCGGCAGATGAAGACACTGTTTGCGGCGTTGCACTCACGGATGGAGATAACGGAGCAGTTATCTCAGTAGCCACAAGAGGCATATTCCGTTTCAAGACGGAAGTCAACAACGGTTCAATAACTGCTGGAGCTATTCTTCAGGTTTCAGACCAGACGAATACCGATGCAGACGAAGTTGAACTGTACGATACAGCGGATGGCGCAAGACCAATCGGTCAGGCGCTCACAACATCAAATGCAGACGATGAATACGTTGTTTGCAGATTCGACCTTGGTAACGGTGCAGGGGCCACCTAAACCCCCAATTAAATTAATCAAAAACAGGAGGAATTAAATGAGTAAATTGCAGGAGCTTTTAACCACGACAGGGGAAAGTGAGTTGATAGAGTCAGAGATATACGGAACGCTTACACAAGCAGTCCGTGAGAATCTCATCGGCACTCAGCTTGTAGCTCTTAGAGTAGGCCCGGACAGCATACCCGGTGCATCCGTAGACATAGACCTTCCAACGAAGGATTCCATGTATGTAGATGACACGGCAGAAACAGCCGAGTTCTTCAAGAGCCACGAAGCATATGAGACGTTCAACCTGAAGCCCATCAAGAGAACAGTAGACATCCAGATTTCCAGAGAAATGATTGAGGATAGCAAGTTTGCTATGGTTGAACGGCAAATCATGGAAGCTGGCTATCAGATGGCAAAGAAAATGGACTTGAGGCTGATGGAAGAGATAAAGGACGGCGCTGATGCAAACACAACAGCTCACACCACAAATTCAGGAACAGCATTGACAATAGCAAACATCAATGCCACGATGAAATTCATCGAAGCAGATGGATACACATGCACAGACATGATTGTCAGCGCTGGACATGCCGAAGACCTGAGAAACATAGACACCTTTTACGAAGCGGATAAGCTCGGCTCAAGGGAAACCTTTGAAAGAGGACTTGTAGGCAGAGTTGCTGGCATGAACGTCTTTATGACAAATCAGGCCGCACTTGGTCAGACAACATACGAATACGCATTAATCATAGACAGAAGGCACGCACTAGTCCTTGCTGAGAAAAGACCGATTTCGATAGAGAAGTATAAACAAGAGAACAGGGATATTGTCGGTATAGCGGTCTCTGCTAGGTTCGAAGCTAGGTATCTGAGAGCAGAAGCATGTGCTTATGCATATTCAACCTAAATAAGTCTCCTTATTTGTTTCTTTTAGGAGACAATCATATTTACAGGAGTAAAAATGGACAGGAAAATAATACCAGTAATGGTATTGGCATGGTAGTATTGATGGCAGGCAGTGTAATGGGAGCTAGTTTTCTCGTTACAGTTACACAGCCGACATCAGGTAACGGAACGTGGGTAACCACACCTTACATGCAGTTCAACTTCACGCTTAATAGCACTGCGGACAATGTGACTGTTCAAACATGGTTGAACACAACAGGAGACACATATAACACCACGATGAGCAATGTTTCAGTATATACAGTTTGGCAAGGCAACCTAACGAACTTGATAGATACATATTATGATGATTCTTCCGCAATAAATCTCACTATTTTCATAGATACAGGAGGAGTTAACGCAACCACAAAAACAGGATATAACTTCTTCGTTGATTCCAACACGCCAGTAGTCGCTAACTACTCTGGAAATCCACACCTTACGGTTACTAACACAACTGGAGGCGACCAAGCGTTCATGTCGTCACAGATAACAGAAAACAACACCGCAAGCTGTGGTTATGCGCTCTGGTACAAATATTTAGAGTCAGATAACTGGACATATCAGGATTCATTCACCGGAAGTGTTTCTTCACTGACAACAAGAACACCAACATGCAATGTGACCATAGAACCCGGAAACTTCACAAGGAATGCATATTATGTGCTTCAGGCATATGCGACTGACGATGCCGGACAAACAGGATGGTCTAGCCACAACGATACATTCATGGCAGTAGTTATGGAAGCAAACAAATGGAATCTGATTGCACCGCTTTATGTAGACAACTCAACGTCTTTTGCTGAGATAACAGGAAGAGGAGTAGATTTCAAGCACTGGCATCAAAACCATTCTAGCATTTCTTATATTTCCAAATGGAATCAGAGCGCACAGGGATTCATAACATATCAGGTAAATACTGCCGCAAACAACGAGACATCAATAGAACTCGGAGTTCCCATGTATGTTTATCCAAGCTCAGACAGTGTTCTGATAAGGAACAACATAACATTACCAAGCACATACGAGAACCAGACGCTAGAGAACATAAGCACAGGCGGCATATGGAAACTTGTTGGTAACATATACACAGACAGGACACTTGAAACGCTTTCGACATTCACTGCATACACAAATACCGTGTCATATCATAATATAACCAATGGATACTACTACACATATGCAAGAGGATTCGGGCCACCAAAGAACAACCAGACTGTTCCAAAGGGCGGTGCGTTCTGGTGTGACTTCAATCATACTACAGATGTTGTATGGAGTGGGAGGTTAAACGAAGCATGGTAAACAAAAACGTAATACCCTTTTTGATTTCACTTCTGGCGGCTTTAGGAGTGGCTGTAGTGGCAATAAGCACACCTATGCCAGTGAGCATGAAGATAAACAACGAAGGTGTACTAAGCGGTTATCACGTTCAGATGACAAACGAAAGAACAGGAGAAACTCTCGTGGAAGTCACAGATGCTTCCGGTTTCGTGCTGTATGATTGGTCAAATAGCCAGTTAGGATGGCAGAGTGGAGATGTTATAGAACTTTCAGTTCAGGAATGCAGTGGCACTTCCGCATGCGTAGTCAAGAAACAGATAGATTCACAGGGAAGTCCGATATTCGTTACGGTAGACCTCACGGATTCAGTGTGCCCTGTTTGCGAAGACTGTCAGGATTGCCCATCGTGTCCGGTTTGTGATGACTGTGACGATGTTGATTGTCCAACATGCCCAGACTGCAATGTTGTATGTCCAGATTGCACTGAGTGTGAGGACTGTGAAGAGTGTCCGCCTGCAACCGACAACTCTCTCCTTGGAGCGCTTGTCGGCTCCGGGCTTGCTGGTTGCGTAGCCGTCAGTGCGTTCCTCGGTAGAAAGTATGTCAAGAGAGATGAAAGCGATGACTTTTCACAGGCTCTACAGACAAACATGGCAGATTACTCCGGTTTCAAGGCATACAAGTCCAAAGGAAAAGTGAATCTTACGCATATGCACAAGGGTAGGCTTGGATGGCACGACCCTGAGACAGAACATCGTGACCCGAAGTGGAGGCACGAAAAGGGCAAGTTCAAAGTAGAAGATAAGGATTTCGGTGGTTAAATGCCAACACCCAAGAGTTTCTACGGAATAAAGGGAACAGTCACAGTAGACGGAAGCGATTATGAAGGTGCTAGAGTATGGATGGTCAGTCAGAAATACGGAGAAAACACTGATACAGTCAAAGACGTTACATACTTTTACACTGACGGTTCAGGGAAATACCTCATAGATGTAGCAAACATAGCAACTTCAGTGAACAATGGTGATGTTGTGAGGGTATATTGCAATGTGGCTGGAGATTTGACGCAATACGCAGACGTTACGCTTGACACAAGCTCTCAGGCACAGAGTACACAAAACTTCACTATAACTACCAAATCTGGGCTCTCAGATGGTCTTAAGGACACACCAAATTCAGATGGGACTGAAGCATTGCTTAGAAATCAGCTTCGAAAGGGGCTTAAGGATGGCATGACTTAATGGCAACACCGACAGGAGAAAGGAGAAAAGACTCGTCACGGGTAATAACCAACCATGAAGATGCATTCACACAGAAAGAGACTTTTGCGTATTCGGGTTCTGCGAAAGAAGCAAGCATAACACTCAATAGAGGAACCACACAGAATGTTGTTTGGGTTGATGTTTATTACCCTAAGGGAAGCGTGAGCAATTCCGTCATTGTTGGAAGAAAGGATACAGCCATGACATCGGACGAGAGAGATGATTCTAATTCCGCTTCCGTAGGCGTGATGATTGGTGAACAATACATTTCGGCGAATGGAACAAGAATTTATTGTGAACCTCTCGAAAGCGACAAGAAGCTCAGATTGTATGTTGATTTCGGTTCGGGAAGCGATACCGTTTATGTGGCTGTTCATTATGTGTATAATTAGTGGTTTCAATGAGAATTCAAGAAATATTTGCAATCACATTAGTTCTTGTTAGCTTTATCGGTATAGTTTCTGCTAACATAATAGTTCCTGCACAAGAACTTGGTCTTAAAAAGGTTCCAAAATGGGACAAAAATTTTTCCGATTGGAAATATCGTGTTGGTGTTAAAATGACCAACAACGAATCTACGGCCTCTGGAATAAATGTAAAAGTCACAATAAATTTCACCGAAGAGCTTGAACAGATAGGAGTGGACACAAGCGACACACCTTTCGACCCGAATTCTATAAGGATTTCTGAGCATTCTTTTCCGGGTGGTGTTTTGAATTCTAATATAAGTTTCGAGGTGACTGACGTATGAAGATAGACAAAAAGTTCATAGTAGGTCTTCTGACCATAATGATTCTTGCAAGCGGAGCAGTCTACATAACTCTGGAAGGACAGGGAGTGAAATTCAGAGTAGACCAAGACAAGGCAACGATTTATCTTTTCAACGATGTAACAAACAGATGGTTCACAGGAGCTAGAGAATACACCAAACTGTTCGATGGCTCTAGCCAAATGAATAGGGACTTAAGCACCATAGAGATAGAGACCACTTCAGGAG